AAATGTTGGTCAGGAACTGAATTTGAGAAGTATCTTAGACCTGCAACATTGTTTGCTTCTTCTCATTTTGATGATTATTTAAATGAGTCTGAATGTTTGTCTCAAAATAATTATACAACAAAAAAGGCTAAATCACAAAAAATTTCAGAGATAGAAAGTAAGTTAAGTAGTGAGAGTTTTGATCCTAATGTAGATAAAATTTTTGGAGTGATATAGATGATTGAATTAAAAGAGATATATGTAAAGAAATCCAGAATTCCTGATACTTTTTTGAAGTGTAATCAATTAGTAGTAACTACTGAAAATGATTCTAGAGTATTTCCAAAACTTAAACAAATAGAAGATAAAGTAGTGAGATTTGTAAATGAGGGAAGAAATCTTCTTATTATATCTAATATAACAGGAAATGGTAAGACTACTTGGGCTACTCGTATAGGTCTTTCCTATATTGATAAATATGCACAAGACTACGCTTTTGAGAATAATACTCCTGTTCTATTTATAAACGTTTCAGAATTTTTACTTCAAAAGAAATTATCAATTTCTAATTATAACATAAGAGATGAAGTCAATGATGTAGAGTCATCTATGTTAACAGCAAAAATAGTTATATTTGATGACATTGGTACTTCATTTGCTTCTGATTATGATAAAGAACTGCTATATGCTTGGATAAATTATAGAAATTCCCATGGACTTACTTCTATATTTACTTCAAATGTTTCAGGAAATGATTTAGAAAGTTTACTAGGGCATAGAATATATAGTAGAATAGTAAATGATTCAATAACGTTTGAGATAACTGGTAAAGATATGAGAGAGGTGAGCAAGTGATTCAGCTTCAATTTTTAAATTATTTACTAAACACTAAAGATAGCTCACTACTTTTAGTAAATAATATTACAGATGAATTTTTTTCAGATTATAAAGAAGAGTATAAATTTATAAAAAATCATTTAAATGAGTATGGAACTATTCCTGATCAAATAACATTTTTAGATAAGTTTCCTCATTTTGATATAGTATATGTAAACGAAACTCCAGACTATCTTATAGACAAACTTTATGAAGATAGAAATACGAGAAGACTTGCAGAGATATTTAATAAAATTCGTAAGCTTCTTATGGAAGGTAAAGTAGATGATGCTATGCAGATATATACTTCATCTCAGCAGTCTGTAGTTCAAGCTAAGCATATTGATGCAGTAGATATTTTAAGAGATACTTCAAGATACGATGCTTATGTAGAGAGATGTGAGAATTTTGATAAATATTATGTAAAGACAGGATTTAGAGAATTAGATGAAATTATTGGGGGTTGGGATGCTCAAGAAGAATTAGCTACAATAGTCGCTAGATCAAATATGGGTAAGACGTGGGTTCTTCTTAAATGTGCAGTGGCTGCAGTAGAGCAAGGACTTAAAGTAGGATTATATTCAGGAGAAATGAGTGAGAGAAAAGTTGGATATAGAATCGATACACTTATCTCAAATATTTCTAATAAGGACATAACAAAAGGAAATAGAGATATTCAAAATGAATATAAAAGATATTTAGATTCTCTTCCTAATAGATATAAAGGTTTTATAAAAGTTCTTACTCCGCTTATGATAGATGGACCAGCAGGAGTATCTGCATTAAGAGCATTTATAGAAAAAGAAGATCTTGATATTCTATTTATAGATCAGCACTCACTTCTTGAAGATGATAGGAAAGCAAAGAATCCTGTAGAAAAAGCTTCTAATATATCTAAAGATTTAAAGAATTTACAAGTACTTAAGAAAATTCCAATTATAAGTGTGTCTCAGCAAAATAGATCTTCTACAGAAAATGGTGTAGGTCTTGAACATATCGCACAAGCAGATAGAATTGGACAAGACAGTACAGTTGTAATATTTTTCGAACAGAAAGATGGACTTATGACATTACATTTAGTTAAGTCAAGAGATTCAGAAAATATGAGAGATTTAACTTATATGATAGATCTTAATCATGGTAAATTTACATTTGTTCCTGAGGCAGAGACTACACAAGAAAGAGCTTATGATGGCGTAAATAGTGAAATAAAAGAAGATGAAGAGGAAATCTCATGGAGTTAGTATTATATAATCATATCATAGATACTGATATAGAAATAATCTTACAAAAAATAAGATCAGATACTGATAGTAGATTTTTAAAAGATATAACAAGACGAGGAGACAATGTAGCTATTACTTGTGCTTTTCATAAAGGAGGTCAAGAATCTCATCCATCTTGTTTTGTGTATAATAGAAAAGATAATAATAATGTTCCTTATGGATTTTATAAATGTTTCACTTGTGGTGCACAGGGTCAGCTTTATGAATTAGTGGCAAAATGTCTTTCATTATCTTTTGAAGATGCTAAACAGTGGCTTATTGATAATTTTTCAAATGAGCTTACAGAAAAGCCAATAGAATTACCTGAAATAAATTTAAATAAAGAGCCAATAAAATATATTGATGAATCATTTTTAGATCAATATGCTTATATTCATCCTTATATGACTGAAGTAAGAAAAATATCTCCAGAGACTTTATTTAGATTTAAAGTAGGTTGGAATCCAAAGACAGATGCAATTACATTTCCAATATGGGATGAATGGGGTAGATTGGTTGGAATTTCAGAAAGAAAAGTAAGATATAAACAATTTGATCTACCAAAAGGACTTCCTAAAGTAATCTATCTTTTAGATGAAATTATAGCGAAAGGAATTACAGAAGTCTATGTAGTAGAATCTCAAATAGATGCACTATATCTTTGGTCTATGGGAAAACCAGCGGTTGCTTTATTTGGAACAGGATCTAAAGAGCAGTATAGTATATTGAAGAGATCAGGAGTAAGAACATATCATTTAGCTCTTGATGGAGATATGGCAGGAAGACATGGAATATTAAGATTTATGAGAAGTATGCCTTACAATATTTTTATAGATGTGTGTATCTTACCAGATGGAAAAGACATAAATGATCTTTCAAAAGAAGAAATAGAAAATTTAAAAAGAGTTGATAGATTTAATTATTTTCAAGATCCCTAAAACTCTTTTGGTATAAAGTTTACAAATTAAAAATATTAATGTATAATATTATTAGCCAAATAAATCTAAGGTTTAATTTAAAGGAGAAAAAATAATGGCACAGATTAGTTATGAAGATGTTAAAGCAAATGATAATGAGTATTCAGTAGGATTTTTCAACATTAAGAATGATGGCGGAGAAGCACTTGTAAGAATTCTTTGTGATTCTATTAATGATCTTGATATTCTTACAGTTCATCCTGTAACAGTAGGTCAGAGTGCTTTTCCAAATAGAGAGGTAAGTTGTCTTAGAACACCTCATGATCCTCTTGAAAAATGTCCATTCTGTAATTCAGGAGAAAAGGTAAAGCAGAGAGTGTATATTAAGATGCTTCAGTATGATCCTCAGGCTCATAAGCCAAGTGCAGTAGTTTGGAATAGACCAGCTGGAGTATATGTACCAAAGCTTAAGAGCTATATTGATAATTATGGACCTCTTTCACAGATTATGTGCAAGATTGTAAGACACGGTTCTGGTCTTGATACTACTTATGACATTATTCCAAATCTTAGTCCACAGCTTTATACTCTTGATGCTTATAAGCTTGATACTTCTGACTTCGAAGACTTCAAGGTTCTTGGAAGAATGGTACTTGATAAGACAGCAGATGAGATGATTGAGTATATGAGAACAGGACAGTTCCCTCAGAAGAAAGCAGATGATACTCCACAGTATACTGTTGTTCCCCAGCAGATTCCAGGTGGTTATTCATCTCCTCAGATGGGTGCATATAATAATGTAACTTCTGCTCCTGTAAATGGAACAATGACAAGCGCATATTCATCTCCTCTTAATAATGTACCAAACACAGATCCTTGGGGAAATCCAATGAATGGTGGACCTGCTCCTATGAATTTTGAAGGGTTTGAAAGACCTCAGAGATATTAATTTTATTATTCTTGAATAAGCCAGGGGATAAAACCTCTGGCTTTATTTATTTAAAATGTTTACAAAACTAATGGATAGATTATATAATGAAGCTAAAGAATTATTCGGTGAGATGAGAGATCTTACTAAAGAAGAATATGAACAATATAAAAAATATATTGAAAGTATAAGTGAACCAACAGGAATAAATATTTGGGAGATACTAAAACATGAATCTTTGGGGAGATGAATTCGTAGTAGAGAATACACAAGATAAAGCAAAAAAGATTCTTGATAAGGCAAGTAAGCCAAAAAGTGTCAAAAAATCTAAAAATAATTCTCTAGATATAGAAGGACAATTATTAAGAATTCAACAGAATGTAAATAAGATTTTAGGAAAATATGCTAAATCTACAATAGTTATAAAGTCTAAAGAAGAATATGATGACTATATAAATAAATGTTTGAATATTGGAATTGTGGCTTTGGATACAGAAACAAATAATAGTCTTGATCCATTAACGTGCAAATTAATGGGTCTTTGTTTGTATACACAAGGACTTCCAGCAGCATACATTCCAGTAAATCATATAAATAGAGCCACAAGAGAAAGATTAAGTTGGCAACTTACAGAAGAAGATATAAAAGAAGGAGTAGAAAAATTATCTACTATTAAAATATTGACTCATAATGGAAAGTTCGATTATAAAGTTATGAAATGTACTTGTGGAGCGTCATTTAAGGTATGGTGGGATTCACAAGTAGCAGCAAAGATCTTAGATGAAAATGAATGGTCGGCAAAATTAAAAGATCAGTATGTAATGAAGATAGATCCTGAAGAAGAAAGATATTCTATTGAACATCTTTTTGAAGGACTTGAATATGCAATTATAGATCCAGAATTATTTGCTCTTTATGCTGCTACAGATTCATATAAGACTTATAGACTTTATGAGTATCAATATAAAGAATTTATGAAGTCAGAAAATAGAGATATTTATAATCTTTACAGAGAAGTAGAAATCCCAATTATAGAAGTTTCTGCAGAAATGGAACTTGATGGTATTGCATTAGATAAAGAATATTGTGAAAGACTAAGTAAAAAATATCATAAAGTTCTAGAAGATATAAATAGAAGACTTGATGAAGAACTTAAAAATATTAAGCCAATAATAGATGCATGGAGACAAACAAAGGACGCTAATTCTTGTGCGACTAGAATTGTAAAAGGAAAAGAGGTAATAAATAAAAAGACTAAGAGTCAACAGTTAGAAGATCCTCCAGCATTTACTAGTCCTACACAATTAGCAATTCTTCTTTATGATGTATTAAAAGCTCCAATAGTAGATAAGCAAAATCCAAGAGGGACAGGAGAAGAAATTCTATCTCAAATAGATCTTCCAATTGTTAAAATAATATTGGAACAGAGAACTACACTTAAGCTTATTGACGCATTTATAGATGCACTCCCAAAACTTGCATCGCCAAGAGACGGTAAGATACATTCAAACTTTAATCAAATGGGAACTAAGACAGGAAGATTCAGTTGTACAGATCCGAATCTTCAACAGATTCCTGCGAGAAATCTTGAAGTAAGAATGATGTTCTGTGCAGATGATGAAATTAGAAATGAGATGTGTGATAATAATTCATATAAAGTTAAATTTTATGATGAAGTAGAAGTAGATAAAGATAGATGGGTGAGAGCAGATAAATTAAGTGTTGGTGATAAACTATTTACTAGTGAATATACTTATGATATAATAAATAAAATAGATAGAGTAGATGATTATTTAATTCTATTAGTGCAATGATAGTATATAAAATAACTAATAAAATAAATGGTAAAATTTATATAGGAATAACCAAAGGTTCTCTTGATAAAAG